GGGATCTGTCAACGCTGTAAGTTTCTCAGACTCCACATATTCCATCACAATGGTATCATCTGTACAAAACTCTGTGTACACCTTTGGAACTTTCAACCACTTTACATCTTTCAGATTCTTTCTGAAACGCACAGCATTCTCAATTTCTTGTGCGTAGTTTGCTTCCCCCAAAAGATACTCAATGGATTCGTTGAGAACAAACTCGGAGCTATTCCCAGTATCAACTCCAACTTTCTCAAGGAAGCGCACAATCTCACGAACATTATCTGTATCCACCTTCATAATATTGTATATGTTGGGTCTCTTCACTTTGACAATGACATCCTTGCCATTCTTTAGGGTAGCCCTGTGCACCTGACCAATACTCGCGGACTTGAATGGTACAGGGTCAAACTCGGTAAAGTAGTCTAAATGTACAACATCTTTTACAACATCATAATCCACTGGTGGAACATTGTCTTGTAAGGATTCCAATTCTTTTGTGAATTCTGGGGGGTACAAGTCTGCTCTTGTAGATGCGATCTGTCCCAATTTCACAAAAGTTGGCCCAAGTTCCAAAAGTTGATCCCTCGTCCACGACCCAAGTTGCGCCTTGTCTTTTACAAAAGTATTTTTCCATACAAATTTGGCGGCAAACTTCCAAGTCTTCACCTTTTGGGGAGGAGGGCTCCTCAGTGGTTTATGATTGGCAACGCATAGCATCCTACTATACACATATCTTTTAATTTTTAATATCTTAGGTTACTATAAATGCCCAAACTCAATAGCTTCCTTGGACCAGTCAGTACCCCAACTGAAGCTGTCATTAAAGCTCAGCCCATCCTCTTCACCCTCATCATCTTGTACCAAGGTCTCTTCGCTGGTAACGCGATTAAGATTCCCAAGAACCTCAAGACCCTCTTCAACAGTAAGGTTTTCCGTTTCATCTCCCTCATGTTGATTGCGTTCAGTGCGACACAAGACATTGAGTACGCGGTCATATCCACGGCAATCTTCATCTCTGTGATGTATGCCATCAAGACCCCAGAAGAACGCAAGGAGAGTGGTTTGATTTAAAATTGTAAGTAGTATTTAAATGTGGCAAGTATTTGTAATATTGTACTTGTCATACCTCATTCTTGGACCACACTGGGAAACCAAACTTTTGAAGGGTGAAAAGTTAGCTATTGTGGATAGCGTGAGAGAACTTGGCCGTCGTTCAATTTTTATATCCTACGTGGCAATCCTCTTTGTTGCATGGTTCTTCCGAAAACCAAGTTCGGTGACTTTCATGAACGCACTCATTATGACTGGCGCGGCTACTATGGGTTTCTACCTCAAATATGGACCAGAGACAGTGCCCATGCATCTCCTCCTCATGATATTTCTAATCTATTCTGGACGTGAATACATGAATCCACAACTCTGGGTGACATTGGGTCTCATTGGATTTTACACGCTCACACATGAAAAATTATATGTCGGCTAAAAGTAGAATGAAAGTTCATATCATTGGTGCTGGTCCAACGGGAATGTCCCTCGCTTGGGAAATACTCAGGTCGGGTGATCATGACATTACAATCTATGATAGAAAGACTTCCGCAGGTGGCTCTTGGTGGGAACCAGAAGAGGGACCGAGAGATCTTCACGCACATAGAATAGTTTTTGACAAGGCTTTTGTAAATACCCAAAGTCTCTTTAAGGAGATGGGCATTGACTGGAATGACATCTTTGAACCGGCCGAGAAGGATCTCTATAGCTTTATTTTGCGTCAACTCAAACTGAAAGATTATGGAGCTCTCACATCCCTTGCTGCGAGGGTATTGACACAACCCAAAAAGTACAGAGGGGTGTCCCTCAAGGATGCCCTTAGTGAGTTGACAGAGGGTGGACGGGCAGTCCTCGAGCATCTTCCCCTCATTATGGATGGTGTGACGTGGAAGACAATGTCCGCCTATGAGTTTGTCAAAAGTTTTGATTATGTGGGTCTCTCCAAGCAATGTACTCAAAAGGGTTCTGGTAGGGTCATGTGCGACGCAATGCAAGAGGCTCTCGAGAAGGTTGGTGTTGAGTTTCAATTTGAAAAGGAACTTAGCAAAGTTGAATATCTCCCAGGTGGTTTTAGAGCTGAATTTATTGATGAAACCCAAATTGACGACGGAATGTTATTCCTCTGCCTTGACAATAGTCCGGCACTCAAGTTCCTCGGAGACAATTGGGGACCCGATGCGGAGAAAAAGATCCGAGAGAGTACCTATGGGGCAATCAATGTACTCTTTGATTTTGATGAACCTGTCAAGTTGGGTGATGACCTTGAAATCGCAGCCTTAACGACGTGGAACCTCCAACCCGTTGTCCTCGCGGATGGACACACGGTGTCATGTGTCATTTGCGATCTCACAGAGGAAATCCTCACAACACCCCCAGAGGAGTTGAGAGTTCGGGTTCTTGAACAATTGGATGTACCTCTCCCAAAACAAATCAGGTTTGGGTGGGGTGCTACTTGGGACGGTGAAAGGTGGCAATTCTCACAGTCGTCGGGTGTACTCAGTCTCTACGGACAACTCCCATTCTTTGGTGAATGTTCCCATGTAGCTATGTGTGGTATGATGTCTCCGCGGGGTACTCCCTATTCAAGTATTGAAGCGGCTGTGGAGGTCTCACGATCCCTAAGTCGCATCACATTTGGAACCCGAGAACCGTTGAGACCCCTTCTCCTTACACAGATCATATCAGTGACACTTATAGCGCTTATAGTTTTAATCCTAATATATCGTAATAGAAATCAATGAGGTTTGTAGCCACTGTACATACACCCATGTATGACCATAACGAGAAAATGTATATTCGTTTGGTCATTCCTGAAAGATGCGCTGAGATAGTTGATAGAATGCATGTGAATAAGTCTAGGTTCATTCAAAATCCGCGTGTGGAAAATCCACTTGATGGTCGTATTTTAACTGTAAAAGTTCCATTCCGTTATAGGAGAGTGATGTGTGAGGTACGAGGGCAACCTCTCCAGTCTCTTATAAAAGATGATGAACTTGAAGTCGTAGTAGACTTCAAGGGTGTTTGGAACGTCGGTGGATATAGTGGTTATTCTTGGGTGCTTGACTCAGCAACTTCTTCGACAGGTTCCTCACCTTGAGGTTCCTCACCTTGAGGTTCCTCACCTTGAGGTTCCTCCTCAGCTTCTTCCCGAGGCTCGTGTGGGAGTTCAACAACCTTGAGACCACTCTTCTTAAAATCTAAGAAAAGTCGCAGGGTTCCTTGGAGGCGGAATACTTCTTGGGTCATCTGTTCGATGGTCTCACGAAGCTTCATAATGTTTTGTTCTACGTCAACAGTTGGCATTTTGTAGTTATATAAAGTTACAAGTCTTTAATATAGTAATGTTGACGAGAACTGGCTACCTCGTGACACAGGGACCAATTACAGAAATTAAAAAGGAGCTCACAGTAAGACCTATCGTGAATGGAGACTATGGATTTCCCCCACCGCCTTTCAAGGTTTTTAGAGCAGCTAAGAATGGAGTGTGCGTTCCAAGATTCTACGGAGTTCATAAGGTTGGACAACCCAAAGAGGACAGACGCCCCGAACCAGTCCGAACGAAAGTCAAATTCGCCGGACAGCTTAGAGACACAACACACCAGAATGAAGCATTATCAGCAGCTCTTGCAGCAGGTCACGGGGTACTTAGTCTCCCGTGTGGCTACGGGAAGACCACCGTATCCTTGGCGATAGCGTGTAAGTTGGGGTATCGTACAATGATTGTTGTCCATAAACAGTTTTTGGCAGATCAGTGGAGGGAGAGAATTCAACAGTTTTGTCCAGGAGCTACTATAGGTGTAGTTCAACAAAATAAGAAGGAGGTGGAGTGTGACTTTGTCATTGCGATGCTTCAATCACTCTCCCTCAAGGAATATTCATTCAGTGACTTTGACTCCATTGGAACTCTCATTGTAGACGAAGCCCATCACATATGTGCGAAGGTGTTCAGTCAATCCCTCTTCAAGATGTGCCCCAAGCATATCTTTGGTCTCTCAGCAACACCTGAAAGGAAAGATGGTCTCACCAAGGTGCTTCATTGGTTTATGGGACCCACCTTCTTCGCAGTGGAGAGAAAAAACCAGGAGCAGGTGGAGGTGTTCACAGTGACATATGAATCATTTAATTATAGAAATCCACCACCCTCGATGAGAAATGGTAAAGTCTCGATGCCCAATATGATTACAGAAGTTGTTGAGGATAGGAAGAGAAATCAAATGCTTGTGGAACTTGTCAAGAAGGCTTCGGCAGGAACGCGACAACTCCTTGTCCTTAGTGACCGTAGATGGCATTGTGAGATGCTTCACCAATGCTTTCCCAAGACCTCCGGGCTCTATATGGGTGGTATGAAGGAGGCAGACCTCCAGGCGTCTTCCCAAAAGAAGATCATCTTCGCAACCTTTTCACAAGCCCACGAAGGTCTCGATATTCCAACCCTTGATACAGTCATATTGGCGTCACCCAAGTCAGATATAACGCAAAGCATTGGTCGTATTATGAGGGAGACCAAGGGGAAAAAGAACAATCCACACATCTATGACATTCACGACCCATGGTCTCTCTTTACAGCGATGTACTACAAGCGAATGAAGGTGTACCGCCAGGGTGGTTTCAAGATCCACGGCAAGGTTACAGAAGAAGAAAAGAAGGATGACTTCCCTCAGGGAAAGTGTCTATTTTTATAATCTGATCATAAATTAAATGTCTGGCGCATTGATTCAACTTGTCTCCAAGGGTGCTCAAGATATGTATATAAATAGTGAGGAAGGTCATTCATTCTTTCGTATGAAGTTTACGAGACATACAAACTTTTCCCAAGCCCCAAAACTTATTAAGACTATCACTGACAGAGATCCGGTTTTTACTGTCCCAGTTTTGGGTGATCTCATAAATTGTCTTTGGTTTGAGGGGCTTGATAAAAACTCAAATGTTTCATCGAACCTATTATACAACTCAACGATTGATCTTTATATAGGGGGTCAGAAGATAGATTCCCAGCACTATGATTATTATGCTGATATCTGGCCAAACTATTTGGCAGATAGTTGGGCAAAACAGGAAGAACTTACAAATAAGACGAGCATTTCAAATCGTAACTTCCAACCACTTCACTTTTTCTTTTGTGACCATGGAGCATTTTTACCCCTCGTTTCCCTGGCACATCATCAGGTTGAAGTGAGGATCAATTTTGATGAGACGAGTCTCGAGGGATATGGAAACTCACAGAAGAGAATCAACGTATACGGAAACTATATATACTTGGATAAAGATGAGAGAGAATCCCTCGTCAAGAGACAGATGGACTTGATTATTACACAAACCCAAAAAATTGATTTTCCCCTCTCAAATGTTGTCGACAATACAATTGAAAGTGGTGGATATAATGATTTAGATCTGAGTCCATTCAACCATCCGGTGAAGTCTATCTTTTTTGGATATTCTGCCACAAATATTGATCCAACAAACGATCGTTTTACATTCAAAAATGCGGACATACATATAAATGGAACACCTCTCCTTGAAAATATGACTCCAACATATTTCCACACAGTTCAGAACTATTATAAATCAAAATATGGCAAGACTGATTTTCGTGTAGACTCAGAGGATCTTATGTATACAAGATACTTTGTATATCATTTTGGACTAAACGCATCAGACTACAACCCGTCAGGTACATGTAATTTCAGCAGGCTTGATAATGCGAAGCTCATACTTCGTGGAGTTGAGAAGGGTAACTTTAGAGGAGATCAAGATGACATCAGTGTTTTTGCCACAAACTATAATGTTCTCAGGATCCGGGATGGTTTGGCTGGAATTTTATTCGGCAACTAAAGTATAAATGGGCAGAACCGCGAGATTCGAACAGATTTATGTGGCAAATCTTGACGCAGAACCCATTGAACAGGAAACTCTTACAGGAGTCAAGAGTATTTTGACGAAAGAAGTTGAAGCGAATGAACTTCTTCTTGTTGATGACTTGGGTACAAAGGGGCGTCTTGGTATAGCAAATACAGTACCAACGAAATCTTTGTCGGTAGGGGACAAGTTTTTTATAGAGGAGACTGATGAAATCATACTTGACCTCAAGGGTCGTGGTAGGGCCGAGCGTTTCTTTGTTGAAAATCAGCTTGCCATCGGAACAACAAACCCAACACGGGCTTTTCAGATTAATAGCGGTGAGACTACAAAAGTGGCTATTGACTTGGAGGGTCGTGATCTTATGACAGTGAATGGTAATCTTGTTGCGACTAATGTTATTATATCTGATAGACTTACAACATCTGGGTCAAATCTAGCAATCAAGGAGACAAGTTCAAATGTCATTACAGTTATTGGTGGAATTACAAGCTCAAATTTGAGTGTTGGGAGTAATGTTGGTATCTTCGGTCAAGGATCTAATGTGATGATGTTGAAAGGTAATGTGTACCAAGAAGGGTACTATAACCTTATCGGTAACATTGTGGTAAAGGGTAACATTTCGGTGACAGAGACTGCAACTTATATAGGTGTGCAAGATTTGCGAGTTGCCAATGTAGTTATTCACTCTGGGTTTGGAAATGATATATTGTCACGAGAAACGGCATTCGTCATGACACCCGGTGCCGGTTATTCAAATGTAGCCCTCGGATTTGTTGGGGGTGATAGAGGTCGAGAGATGGCTTTTTTCCATACAGATGCATTTGGCGGTTATAATGTTGCAACAATTAATGTTGATGACACAAAAACTGTAAATGTCCACGTATATGGTGACATATATACATCAAATAACATAGGCGCAGCAAACACATTCCCAACACACGATCTCTGTGTAGGTTCAAATGTCTTTATTGATGATACAAATTCAAATGTTGTGTATGCGAATGGTAATGTGTATGCAAAAGGTCTCATACTTGGATCAACAGGTCTACGAGCAGGTAATTTACTCGTATTAGATGCAACAGCTGCTACTCCAGTAACGATTTCGGGTAATGTTCAAATGAGTGCGCTACGCACTACTGGTACAGCTCCATCCGGTATTTCAAACCTGAACCCCACAGATACACTCTCTGTGGGTGCTAAAATATTTGCAAACACAACAGCCATAAACACTCTCAGAATCTTGGGTAATACTGCGACAACAAATCTCACAACTGAACTGGTCTTTTCAAGTTCAAACTTGGTTGTACACGCGGATAGATTCGGTGGTAATAGTACATCTAATGTACTTGTACTTAAATCCGGTCCAACTGCGTCAAATGTAAGCTCCATTGAGGTCTGTGGTGCGAATACATCAAGTACAAACCAAATGATTAGATTCAAAACAAAGAACATTGAAAGAATACGGATTACATCGGATGGTAAAGTTGGTATCGCAA